CCTCCGACTAATACACGACAGTCCCACGACCGCCGTGCTTGACCTCAGCGCCCAGGTCGCCGTCCAACGACCACGACAATAAGTCCAGGTTCTGCTGCACCCGCTCCGAACCGTGGAACACGTCTACGATCAGCCGGCGCGAGAACGACCCGGTGAGAACATCGGCCAGAGCGTCAGAATGTGCGCGCATCAAGCAGCTCCAATCAGGTCGTAGCGCCGATTCACGGCAAGGTTCGTCAGGTTGTCGGCCTTCAACGCCGCGTTCGTGAGGTAGTAAGCGTTCAAGTCAGCGTTCGTCAACAGGGGGATGAACAGGCCAGGGGCAGGCGGGGCCACCTCGTCGCCTGTCATCCGCCACACCATGAACTCGCCGCCCAAATGCAGGTCAGCTTCCTCTTCCCGGGGGTCGAGGACCGCAGCGAAAAACGGTTGAGGAATACGCATCTTCATACCCACGCCCAGACGGAAGCACAGCACCGGCGACGCATCCGACGAATACGTTCCCACCATCGCTGCAACCTTGTCCGTGTCAGCATCAGACTGGGTGTAACAGTCCAAATTGATTCCGGTAATACCTTGCCGCGTCCCAGAGATGACAACGCCCACACGTCGACCCTGCGGGTAGACAACGGAACCAGGCACGGGCCGTGATATTGATTTCGCCGCGGTGTCGGCCATGACAATAGGGACAGCCCCATTCGGATCAAGAGGGTTGTGCAGGCACGACTCCACCACGCTCATCGTCAGCGTGGCCGAATCCGTGAACCCCAACGACACACCTGCCGAGTTGAACATCTCCGCCCGGTATATGACCGGAATGCCATTGAAGGGCACCTCCATGTCAATCCGGGAGAGCCCACCCGCAGTCGCAGCGTTGATCCCGCCGCGCACCCGAGACTCGCGGCCGCCAGCAGTCCTGTAAACCGTTACCGTTGCAGTGCCCGCCGCGAAGGCCGTAAACAGCACCTCCACGCGCGGGCACGGCTTCCAATCGAAATACGGAGTCATTGACGGTGCGTAAGCCATCAGACCTGAACCCCTCTACTAATCTGACCCGCCCGCACATTCGCAGCGGCAGCAACAACCTGCCCAGCGACAACCCGTGCGCGCGTCAGGATCGACCCGTCAGCGTCAACGAGCGTTATGAACTCCGGCAGCCGCGACCCAGAGCCACCAAGCAGCCCGTGAGCCTTCGATAGGGGGATAACAGCCTCGTCCTCGCCAGCCTCAGCAACACGCACCAAACGGCCACCAGGAGTCGCCGGGACAATGCCGCCCTTAGCCAGGTGTGGGATCGTCCCAAGGTGGATGTCGATAGCGCCGCCCGTGGCGTTCTTCACCGCACCCGCAATGCCGTTGATCGCCCCAATGGCACCGTTTACTACGTCAATGACAGAGTTGATGATGCCCTTGATGAACCCCACGACGCCGTCGAACGCGCCACGGATGACGCGACCGATGCCGCCGAAGACCGTGCCGAAAGCTGCGGAAACGTTAGTGAGAACGCCCTGGAAGAACTTGGTAATCCCGCCCCAGTGTTCAACGATCCACTGAATGACCAGACCAATCGGGCCGATCAGGATGGAGAGCAGCAACCCCCAGTGTTGAGAGATCCACTTGACCACGGCCGCAATCGCATCACCGATGAACTTGGTGACGTTACGCCACGCCTCACCAATGAACTTGGTCATGTTCCGCCACGCGTCCTGGAAGAACGTGGTCTGCGTGGCAACCCAGATGATCCCGGCAACGAGCGCACCGAGGACAACGATGATGATGCCGATTGGGTTGGCGCTCATCGCGGCGTTCCACAACCACTGAGCCGCAGTAGCGACACCCATTGCAACAGCCGAGCCGACCACAACAGCCTTGGCGAGAATCCCGCCCTCAGTATTTGCGATCTGCGCGGCGGTAGACGCAACCCATGCGGCAACCCCCTTGTAGAGGGTTGAGTTCATGAACGCGTAACCGAGAGCGCCAATCTTCGCGGCCGCACCAGAGGCGTAGCTAGATGCGGCAGACCCGTAGGACGCAGCAGCGAAACCAAGCTGCACGCCTCGAGCTGCAGCCATGACCGCATTCACGGCACGGAAGCCCATGTACGCAGCAATGCCACCGATGACCATGTGCGCGTTATCCGCGAGGAACGACGACACGTTACTCAGGATCGGGAGCAGGAACAGCATGGTGCCCGTGAGCACCGACACGCCCATTGTCGCCAGCTGCACGATCATGGGCAACAGCGCCACAAGCGTGTTGGCGAGGTCGGTCGTCAACGTGCCCGCAAGCCGGGTGATCGACGGCAGTAGATCCGTCAGTGCGGAACCGAGAGCGCCAGCTAGCGTTGCGGCAAGCGTTCCGATCAGCGTTACCAGTTGCGGCAACACGGGCTTGAGCGCCTTGAAGATCAACTGCACAGGCGAGAAAGCAGAAGCGAGAGCGAGAACCTGCGGAACCAGCGGGGAGAGGACGGGCACCAACGATGCGAACGCGCCGCTGATTGTGGAGAGCACCGGACCAAGGGCCGTTGCCAGCCCGCTGCCCGCGGTCTTGATGCCCTCGAACGCGGTCTTCCCCGTGGAGCCAATGAGCGCGAACGCCTTGCCGACGCCATCACCGAACGCCTGCACGTGCGGCAGGGCGCGCTGCAACAGGCTCACGATGCCACTGAGAACCGGCACCAGAACCGGCAGGAGCATCGTTGCCACGGTCTGCGACAGGTCCTCGAACGCACGCTTGCCACGGTTGACCATGCCCGGCAGAGACTCACCGGCAGCCTTCGCCGCGCCACCGAACTCGGTGCCAAGCTCCTTGAGGATGACCTTCTGTGCGCCAGCCGTGTCGCCCAACTTGACCATCGAGGCAATGGATGCCTTCTGGCTGTCAGAGAACGAAACGCCCACCCGCGACAAAGCCGAAATGCCCTTGATGGGGTCGTTGAGCGCCTTACCCAGCAGAATCGCGGATCCGGACGCATCGCCGCCCATCTTCGCCGCCATGTTAGCCGAAGCCTTCGTGGCCTGATCGAAGATCTTGTCAGGGCCGTTGTTCTTGATGTTCGTGAACGTGAGCAGCAGTTGCTCAGACTTGACAATCGAGTCGTCGGTCTGGCCCGAGTACGCCTGAATGGAAGACGCCAGGCTGTTCATGCCATCGACGGAAACGTGCGCAGCGTTGCCCGTGGACTTGATGCCCGCAGTCAGCTGCGCCGTACCCGCCGACGCATCCATGAGCTCGCCCATGCCGGTCTTGACAATGCCGCCGATAGAAGCGGCGATGCCGACCGCAGCAACGCCCTTCATCAGCAGCCCGCCGATAGACTTGCCCGCGCCCAACACGCCAGAGTCGCCCATGAGCCCGCGGTGCAGTGAATCACCGAAGCCCCTGGTGTCGGGCTTGACGCCGAGGGAAACCGTGCCCGCTGAAAGTGTCATTATTGCTCCCGCAGAAGGTTGCCCAGATCGGCAAGGGTGATGGTGTCCGGCACGCGCTCGGCCTCGTAAGGCCGGGGCACGCGCTGGATGGGTTCGCTATTCGTCTTTTCCGAATTCGCGTTGACGAAATGGCGCGTCAGGATGTTCAGCGCGTCCACAACGGATGCTGTCTGCTCCGTCGTGTTGTCCCAGCCCATCGGGGCATTGAGACGCTTACGGGTGGTCGCGGAATCAGGCGGCAAGTTCACAACATGGACCAGCAACCTGCGGCAACCCCACGGGGACGAACCCCAACAAAGCTGCCGCAGATCGGCCCCGTAATACCGGGTGAAGTCGGGCTCTAACTCATTCCAGAACTCGTCCAGAGTCCCGGCGAGCCCCGCTATTCCCCCAGTGAAAAACCACTCACGAACGTGGTGATCTCCGACAGGTCAGCAGCGGTCAGGCCGTCCTCGAGCAACGCGTCAACGTCAGCCGGGTCGACCAGCAAACCGGCAAGACCGGCCTTGATGTCTTCCGCCTTGAAGTCAAACGCGACCGTCAGCGAGAACTCAGCCTTGACCTCGACGTAACCCGCCGCCAGCTTCAGGAAAGGATTCCCCTTACCCTCAGCCGCACGAGCCTCAGCACGAGCCACACGAGCCGCACCAAGATCAAGGACATTCGCGCCAGCAGGTGCGGCCTTCAGGATGCTCATACGCCAACCGCCACATCCACGCCATAGACGAGAACGGACTTGGTGCCGTCAGCAGGCTTCACAGCCTGAACCTCAATGGCGTAACGGGTGCCATCCGTGCGAACCGACTTGATCGTCGGCAGTGACAACTGGGATGCGCGCTGGATAATGATGCGCTGCGTGATCGTGCCGTCAGACCAGTCGATGCCGATGATGAAGTCAACGAGGTTCGAGGCGTCAGGAATGTCGAGCGTGTACGCGCCAGCGATGCCAGGCGTGATCGTTGCGCCACCCCAAGCGAGGGAGAGCGTGTCCTTGTTCGACTGCAGCAGCTCGAACGAGAACTTGCGGGTCAGCGCAGTCTTGATGACACGCACAGCCTCAATGGTCTGCCATGCGCCGATTTCCTGCGTCTTCAGATCCTGCGACATGCTGAAACCGTCCGTGGCGTAGCCAAGGTTCACAAACCCCGCCCCCCAGGCGGCGACGGAGTCAGCGGGCAGGGCCGTGCCGAGCGGGGCCTTCCAGAAAGCGCCTGTACCGGCGATGCGTACTTGGCTGCTGTCGAGTGCAGGTGCGGTCATGATTGTTCCTTTCAGGGACAACAAAAAACCCCCACAGTGGAGGGCTTGTTAGGGGTTATTTGTTAGGGGTGGAGAAGAATGCGGTAGCGGGCGGTATAACGGGGGAGCGGAGGAACAGGAACCGTGTCAGGAATCCAAGCAGGGGCCATCTCGTCAGCGCCCGAGACAAGCACGCCAGCAGCAACCGTGTCGTTAGCAATCGCCCAGACAGCCGCGCGAATCGTGCGGGCAATCTGACCGCACAACGGTTTGGCGCCGCCGATGCTGTCAATCTGCAATGCAGGTTCGTCAAGCGCCGGCCAAATGCCGGAACCGCCCGCGAGCTGAACAATCACATACGGGTAGATGGGGGATGAGGGGATCTCAGTAACGATCTTTGCGGGGTCGATTAGAGCAGTCAGGGCGGGGATGGTGCGCAGATATTGGATCACCGCGAGAGGCGCGTCGGCTTGGACGTAGATAGGGTTTGGCATCAGCCCTTCCGCTTCCTAAACTTGAGGCCCACAGCGTCAACAGCGCGCCGCAGATTGAACTGCGCAGGGATACCGCGAGACGGAACACCAAACTCAATCCACGCCGACTTGTAATCGGCTGCGATCACCCGCGCGCCGCCCTTGGTCTTCTCCGCCCTAATGCCCGCGGCGTAATCGCCCGACTCGTGCGGGGCGTTCGACCGGGCAACCTCAGCGATAGCCTTAGCCACCTTCAACGCGTCGTCACCCTTGGCAATCAGCTTGGCAACCTCCTTCTCAAGGTCGGGGTCAAGCGCGATCGTCACGTGCTCATCCACCTACGACCACCAACTTGCATTCGATGTGCACGACCGCACGAGTGCGCGGATTCCAAACTTGGTGCGGCTCGCCGTCCACCTGGAACTTCTGCGACTGGAAGGTGATGTAATCCATGTGGCCGATGACCGTTGATGCCGGCAGGAACGCCTGCCACGAACTGACGACCGTGTCCCGATCTGCGAGGTGTTCGGCAGTCGTGACCTGCTCGAGGTAGCCCAGAACGGCAACCGGATCACCGAGCGCGCCGGGGACCTGATCGCCGTAAACGTCGGTCGTCGTCCCGCCCATCGCCTGCACTGTCAGCGGCTGGTTCATCAGCCGCGAAAGGGTCACGCGATCCTCGGATTGATGTACCGGGCCAGGGCCTTACGTTCAATGCCCGTGAAGCCCTCGGCCTCCATGTTGTATTTCACCTGGTAGCCGCCGACCCGCTCGGAGTCAATGCCGGCAGGTGACGAGTACGCGCGAGCGGCCACACCGAGCACAACGCCGACAATGGTAATGGGCACGGCCGCGTAGCCGTGGTCGTAAGTGACTCGCCACGTTCCCGGCAGGTACGGCCATGACGCACCGGACAAGCGCGAGATAATACCCGTGCGCAGCGACACCGCGTAAGTTGCCGGGTCAGCGGTAGTCCAAATGGTGCCGTCGAACGTTTCCAGCAGAGACACAGCCGTCACCGGAAGCTCAGGCAGCATCACGCACCCGTCAATGGGGTCGAGCGTGTCAACGTCACCCGCAACCGCGTTGACCTCAGCTTGTAGGTAGTCCCTCACCATGCCCGACGCAATTTCTAACAGCAGCAGCGCGGAAGCGTCTCCGGGATCGAGCGGTTGGCGCATGAAGTTGCCCAACTGCTCGGGCGTGGCAAGGGCGGTCACTACTTCACCTGCGCGCGAGTTGCGGGCTTGACAGCTTTATCGACGGGTGCGGCGATGACCTTTGTCTCGATCTGCAGGCCGGTGACCTCTTCGTAGTCTGAAACGTAATCAGTCGGTGCCATGTCGTGCTCCCTTCAAGAATTGGGGGTGGGGCCAGCTATCACGGCTGGCCCCACCGGGTGCTACTGGTTACGCAGTGAGTGTTACCGTGCCGAAGCCAGCGGGACGATACACGGCGAGCGCGAGGCGCTCTTCGGCCTTGAGGGTGATGAGATCCTTCTCAAAGTCGTCGTTGTTGCTGTTGGTCATGTCGAGCACGATGCCGTTGCGACGGAAGATCTGCGCGCACTCCTGGAAGCCACCGACGAACGCGGTGCCCTGAGCAATGGCGGTCGTGATGACCGTCTTGACACCCCAGAGGATCGCCACGTTCGACGGGCCAGCGTTGCCGTAAGCGCCCGTGAACGGGCCACCCGCGAAGTACTGACCAGCGGTGTCCTTGCCCAGCCGAATGGTTGCCCAGTCGACGGGGTTGATGACGATGGCGTCGGGCTCCACGAACGACACCGACCGGAGTGCGGTGATCTGGGCGAAGATGCCCTCCATGATCTTGACGGCGGTGAGGCCGACAGCGGTCACGACGGCGGGCGCGAGGCCAGCGCGATTCAGCAGACCCTGCAGGTCCGGCGACGCGCCGGAACCGTTGAGGAGCTGGTTCTCTTCCTTGCGCGCGAGGCCGAACACCATGCGGTTCTGCAGGTACGCGTGGAACTGCTCGGCGTCCTGGAACATTTCGACGGTGGGCTTCGCAATGTTCGCGATCTTCGTCACGTTGTCCTGACGGCGGGTGAGCGTCAGGTCGAGCTGCGGAATCGCGCCCTTCTCCGCGACCGTCCCGGTGAGGTCCTGGAACGCGGCCTCAATGACGTAGCTGACCGAAGTCGAGGACGTGCTGCCCTGCGCGAGAAGATCCGCGACGGTCAGCGGCTGGAACTTCAGCGGGACGATGCCCGGCAGGAACTGCGGCGTGTTGAGCTGGCCGGCCAGACCGGAGCCACCGGAGAACGCGGGAATGATTCCCTCGTCAATGGTTGCAGCGACCTTGACCTCGACCTGGCTGAACCGCGACGAGCCGTTCTGCATGGACTTGTAGCCGTCCGAGTCGATGACCTGACGGGCGAATCCGCGGGTCTCGACGGCCTCGGCACCCTTGGGCTCAGCAGCGGACTCGCCACCGACCATGAGACGCGAAGCGGCGTCGTGCACTGCAACGGTGTCCGAGTAGCCCTTGAGGTCGACCGCGAGGGCTTCGAGGCGGGTCATCTTCTCCGCGTTGGAGAGGGAGGAGTCAGCGGTAACCGCTGCCGCCTTGGTGCCAAGGTCACGCATTCCGTTCTTGGCTTCGATGAGTGAACTCATTGAGTAGTACCTTTCATGTTTTGGGCACAAAAAAAGCCCCAACGTGTCGGGGCTCCGTGCTAAAGGGTTGGGTTAGACGATGAACGAGGCGGCGAGTAGATCAACACTCAGCGCCCTTACTGCTTCCGATGCGGCATCATCAGCGGCTTTCGTTTCAGCGACGGCGGCGGCGGATTTCTCGGCGGCGGCGGCAGCATCAACTTCGGCGGCAGGTTCAGCGTTCTCATCTGGGTCTGGCTTGACAATCTCTGCCAAGTCCACAGCCCGGCGTTCTCCCGTGAGGGTGACCACTGAGCCGTCGTCTGTGTAGTCCTGCTGATACGTCTCGGTTTCGGACGAATCAGAGGTGCTGATGTCGAACACCAGCGCGGCGGGGAGCGTGGCGCGAAGCCACACCCAAGCATCGGTGCCGTATGCGTCATTGAGCGCGTCGCGGGCGCGATCCTGAGTGGCCTCAAGGCTGCCCTCGACACTCTTGACCTCGGCGCGGCTGAACGACTTTGCAGTAGCCGAGCAGTCAGCGCCGAGGCCCGCCGCGTGGTCGTGGATGCCCTGAATGGCCGCGGCATCCGTCTTGCTGTTACGCGCGCCAGACTTGAAGGCGCGAACCCCGAGGACAGCGGCCTCGCGATTGGAAGGGATCGCAACCACTGCGGCGTTCAGCAACTCACGCATCCGGACTGTCTTGCCATCCTTCTGCGTGGCCGGGTCCGACATGAAGGCAACCGAAGTCTTGTCAATGTGCCCCTCGGCCATAAGGGTGCGAACCTCCTGCGCGAGCGGCGTTGATGCGAAGGTCCCAGAAATCCTGAGGTTGCCATCGTCGTCAATCCACGGGACAGCCGAACCAATCGTGCCGCGCACGCTCATGTCGTGGTCGATGTCCACCGTGATCCTGGCGGGAAGGGGGGTCTTCCACTCGCTAGAGAGAAGCGTGTCCCCATCTCGGTCCTTGGTCGGGGCGGAAAGGATTGCCTCGAACGTCCCCGGGCCTTCCGTCGAGTCGGGGGCCTTCGTAATAGCTGCATCCTTGCGGGTGATCTGCATGAGAACTCCCCTTCCCTTCTACTCCATTGAGTAGTAGACTTATTGAATGGAGAAACGATGCCCTGACTGCCACAATTACATGGCGAGCACCGAGTTTGGTAAGAACAAACGAACATCTGACGGGCTGGCGAATTACTGCCGCGTGTGCACCTCACGCCGCAACCGGAGGCAGTACCTCGCCAACCAGGAGCGGCGCAAGACCGAAGCCCGCGAATACCGCGCCTCAAACGTTGACTTGATGCGCGAGCGCGAAAAGGAGCGCTGGAATCGGCGCAAGGATGTTATGGCTGAATACCGGGCATCCAATCGGCCCATGATCAATAAGACGCGCGCGAAGTGGATGCTGGCCCGCCCCGATTACTACAAGGTGTGGCGATTGGAGAACCCGGAGCGCGTTGCCTACGAGAAGGCTTGGCGGGCGGCCAATTGGGATCGCATCTTGGAACTCACCCGCGTGCGCTACGAGCAAAACCCAGAGCAATTCACCATCGCGAAACAGGCATACCGTGCACGTCTTCGCAACGTGGCGCGCGTGCCCTATGACGCTGAACAGTTGCGGCAGAAGTTTGCGTACCACGGCGGGCGGTGCTGGATGTGCAAGAAGCTGCTGCTCCCTGGGTTCCACTGGGATCACGTCAAGCCGCTCAACAAGGGCGGCCCCGACATGATTTCCAACCTCCGGCCAGCGTGTGGCCCCTGCAACCAAGCCAAGTGTGATCGGTGGCCCTTCCCCGCCTAGTCGGTTGAAAACGACAGGTCGCAGCTGCAGCCAGCTACTTCGTCAGCGCCACCGGAGTAGTCGCCTGGTCCGTTCATCCCGTTCGAGAACAGTTGATTGAGTTCGACCGTCTCGCCATCCATCGCAGCGTGAGACGAGCGCGGCTTGCCAGAGGTGACAACCCACGTCTTCGTCTTCGCCTTCGACAGCCGGGCCGCAACGAGTGCAGCCAGACCGCCAATAACAGCGACACGAGTTAGCGAGATCTGGTTGGACCTCGCCGCAATCTCGCCGTCGAATAGCCCGTCGATTGTGTCTTCGGGGTCTTCGCCGTCGTCAGCGGCAGCATCGAGCGCCTTGACGATCTGATCGAGCGTCGTCTTATTGATGCTCTTGGCCGTGGTGTCAGCGTTCGTCGTCAGATAGTCGGCAATGTCTGCGCCGTCATACTGCCCACCGAGATCCGCCGCAACCTTCGCGCCAATCGCCTTAGCCGTAGCCTCAGACAACGAGTGCAAGATGGTCGACAGGTCGCCGTCCCACTCGGCAGGATCGAACACACCCGCCGATTTCGTGCCGACAGCTGCCTTCACCGAAGCGTGCTGCTTGGCGAAGAACTTGTCGAGCTCGGATTGATGCCCGGCAACCAGGCCGGCGCGCAGATCCTTCGTCGTCGCCTTCCGTGACAGGTGCCCCATCAGCGACCGCGTAACGGCCTTAGACAGGGCGGAGTCAGCAGCAGGCGCAACCCCAGCGGGAGCGTCCGCAGCAGGCGCAGGGGATGCGCTAGCGGTGATTGCGGCCTGAGCAGGCTTCGTGCCCAGCTCGATCAGCGCGGCGTTCGAGTAAACCTTGTCCATCTCGGGGTCATCCGACCTCGTGAGAGACATGACCTCGCGGCTCTCGTTGCCCGTTGTGATGCCTGCGTTACGCAAGCTCACGGCAGACACGGCCCGCTTCTCGAAGTCGCCACGCAAAACCTCATCAAGGGAGAAGGTCGCGATGCGTTCACCGACGCCGAAGAACTCTGCCCGGAGCGAGAAATCAACGGTCGATTCCAAGTCTTCCAACCGGGGGGCCATCGTGTCGCGATACATGGACTGCATCTGCTCGGTGATGTTCGAGAACGTCGCGTGGTCGAGGATGTGCACGACGGGAGGCGGCACGTCATAGACCATGCACGCCTCTTGCAGGTTCATCTTCCGGGACTCGATGTACTGCATTTCGTCGTTGGTGAGCTGGACAACCTGAGCTTCCATGCCCTCTTCGAGGATCATGGTGCCGCCAGCGTTATCCGCGCCGCCGTGACGGGCGTCAACCTGAGACTTGATGCGGTCCATCGCGCCTTGCCCCAGCTCGCCCGGGTGCTTGATGAACAAGCCAGGACGCGCGCCCTTGTTCCAGAACGACTGCATGGCGCGGCGTGCCGCATCCTCGTTGAGAAGGGTCGTGCGCAGCGGCTCGAGGCGGGATAGGCCGCGCATCATCGAATCGGGGTTATACCGGAGGAACGCCACGACATCGCTAGCCTGAGCGCGGAGGATTCCAGCCGATGCCACGCCGAGGGTAAAGACGTACTCGACGGCCCCCTCGCTGTCGCGGTGCACCATCGTGCGCGACGGGTGCATGGGCAGCAGGTTTACAACCTTGCCAGTGGGGATGCCGAACGCATCCTTGCTCGCGCGCTGCTTGTACCAGAATGACTCACCGTAAATCTCATACGTCGAGACCGTCCAGCGCCAGAAGTTGAACGGCGACATGATGTTGCACGGGGACGCGATCAGCTTCGCGTAATCCGACGTGGTATCGAGCACCTTCCCCGTCGCCGGGGTTTCATCCCACACCTTCACCGTCAAACGAGCGGCGGCGTTGGCGATCTTGTCAACGAGCGTGGCAATAGCGGGCTGCGCCCGGTACAGGGCCGCATACGTCGCATACTTGCCTGCCAGGGAAAGGCCGGTCTGCGCGTAGAAGTAGCCGTTGGAAAGCGAGGGGGTCGTCTCGCCGAGAGCCTGCGGGGCGAAGTCGAGGGCTGAGCCGTTAGAAACGATCACGCGCTAGCCCCCGGCTTCTGCAAATAGACAATCTCGGCGCGGGGAATGAACAACTCGCCATCAACGCTTACCCGGCTCTTCTCTCCGAGCGCGAACGCACTCGCGAGCCGAACCGTCTTCTCGTCGGCGTCAACCAACAGCCCATCGAACGACTCGCCACCGCGCAGGGTGATCACGAAACGCTCCCGCAGGAGATGCTTGAGCAGGCGATCCCGGCCCATATGATGCTCCTTTGTTAGATGACCGCGAGGTCAGCGGTTTCGTACTTCGAGACCTTCTTGGCCTCAGTCCCCAGAACCAGGGACAGGGCGTTGATGGTTGCCGCCATCGCGTCGATCTTGTCGGCCGCGATGGCCTTGTTCGGCTTCACGTTCCCAGCCGGGTCCATAGAGACGGCGAAATTATCTACTTGCCAACGGACGGCAGGGTTGCCGCCATGCCGGAACATCGGCTTAGCCTCCGTGCCCTCCAAGAGAATGCGCTGCAGTTCCTTCGTCGGCGCGGAAAGCGTCACGAGTCCCTGCCGCGTCTTCACCATCGGGGCGCCAGTCCCAACGAGGTTGTTCACCAGTTGCGACGAGTTCCACGGGTCGTAAGCGATCCCACGGACGTTGAACTTCTCCCGGTCGGCGTTGATCTGCGCCTCAATGAAGTCGTAGTCGGCAACGTTGCCCGGTGTCAGCGTCAGGAAACCCTCACGCACCCACACCGTCGCGGCGCCCGCGGTTCGCTTGTCGAGCGCCGTCAGGTTGTCCTCGGGAGTCCAAAGCCGCCACAGGTTATCGAAACCACCCGAAGGAGACGGGAACACCCAGGCGAGCGCACACAGGTCCGAGGTCGACGCGAGGTCGAGCCCGCCGAAGCACTCACGGCCCGCGAGATCCGGCTCATGCACAAGCGACGCGTTACGATCCCACACCGACAAGTCGAGGTACTTGGTTTCCTGCTTCGTCCGCAGACCCAAGTGCAGCCGCTGATACTTCGCAAGGTCAGCCGGGGACTGCTGCGCCTCCGCAGCCGCACTCTTCAGATACGACCGGGTAGGCGAGATGCCATAGCCGGGGTTGGCTGACTTCTGTGTGGCCTCCGCGAACGGGTCAGCGAGCGGATCAGCAGCCCACACGACACCATACGTCGCCGGGTCCTTGATCGCACCGCGCTCCAACTGCTCGATGTACTCGCGCTTCCGAGAGTAGATCGTGTTCTTCTTGCCAGAGTCAGCAGTCGTGATCATCCCGATAAGCGGTTGCCGGCGCGAACCAGTACCCGTCTCGATCGTCTCCACCAGATCAGGCGTCTTGTGCACATGCAGCTCATCAATGCACCCGAAATGGATGTTTGCGCCGTGCTGCGCATCAGCCACCGACGACACAACCTCGATGTACGAACCCGACTTCGGGTGAATGACCTTCTTGAGAACGGTCTTCGTGTGCCGCTTCAGGCCCGGCGACTTCTCCGCGAGCTGCTTGATCGGGTTGAACACAAACCCGGCCTGCTTCTCCGAAGTCGCCGCGGTCACGATCTGCGCGCCCGGCTCACCATCAGCGGCCAGCATGTAGATTGCAATGCCACCCAGCAG